TATGCATACGAGTGTATAAAGCGAATAGGCCAATTAGCACGGCGCAGGGTAGGCAGTGTATCCGCCTGGGGCTGCAGGGCCTCGCAGGGCGGCCGGTAGGCAAGTAGCGGACTGCGGGTCAGATCAATGGGGGGCGCCGGAAAAAGGGCGGCGCTTTCACGGGCGAGGGTATAGCGGTATATACGTCCCTACATGAAACACTTTGGGTAAACTTCAAAGGAGAACAATGATAGATAAGGCAAAGGTGAACCATGGAAAGTGAGGGAGATCTGGCGTGAACAAGATACTTCAAGAACTGGCCACAGTGTTTGCCTACATAGCACTGGGATGTTCAGCTCTCAATGTCATCCTATGTGTGCTACTCATTACCGGCGTGCTATGAGTAGCGGAATAGATACCCTGTTTTGAAAGTCAATAACTGCGGTGGCGGAAGATAGACGCTATGCTATGCGGCGAATCATTGTAAGTAAGTGATGCGATGACACCATCTATTCTTGCGGCTACCGTGAGCAAAATGAAACCATCGTCAGCGATTGTGCAAGGGTGAAAGTCCCTTGCCCGCAGTTATGATAAACACCCGTTAGGTAGGCCGAAACGGTCAGACCACAGGATGCGACGGGGGCATTACCTCGAACCGCAAAAGCAGGGCAGGACTGCAAACGGGTTTATATGCTTTCTTAGCTCAACTGGCCAGAGCACCCGGCTTTTAATCGGGGGGTTGCGGGTTCAAGTCCCGCAGGAAGCACCACAGGCCGGGTAGCGCCCGAACGATTTGAGAGTAGCGCAACACCTCAACCAGAATGACAATGGCCGCTGAAAACTGCCGTAGGACAGTGAAACGCCGAATGGCATGTAGCTGACTGACTGATGGCGTGACAATCTAAGCGGCAAGCGCACAATAAGCACCTGTGGCTCAATGGCACAGCACCGGTCTTGTAAACCGGCACATGAAGGTTCGAGCCCTTCCGGGTGCTCCACTTGCTAAAGCTGACAGCGTACAGGGTTGAAACAGCGGATTTTGCGTGGGCGGTTTAGCTCCTTTGAAGCATTATCGCAATGCGGCGCTTTGCACTGCATACCCGTCAGCAAGCTAAAGATGGATGATATTCCTATCGGCCGATGCGAGGGCGGTACCTAAAATACTCTCGCTCCAATATGGGCATCACCCGCCGCATGAAGCGGGGATGCTTGCCAACATGACGCTTCTCCTTTTCTCCTCCTTTCACCTGTGGGGCGGCGCAGGATAAACTACCGCCCACCCGGAAAGACAGGGGGTGTACTTCTGGAAAAGGTACTGAGAGGCAAAATAGAAAACGACTGGGTGCTATGCCCACGATGCAAGGCAAAACTAGGCAGGCTTGCATATGGCGGGAAAGTGCAAGGGTACATACAGAAGTGCGACAGGTGCAAGAGCCTTGTGCAGATTGAGGTGATAGGTTGAAGCCAATAAGGTGTGACTTACCTGCGGAGCTTGACAGTGTAGAGTTGTACGACCTTGCAGACTTCCACATTGGGGATATGATGTGCGACTTCAAACTTGTACAGGCCCTTATCAACCACGTCAGAGATACGCCGAACGCATACTGCATACTGGGTGGCGACCTGATGGACACGGCGATAGCGTCGAGCATAGGGGACACCTACAGCGCAAACGCACAACCGATGGAGCAAATCAAACTATGCGTGAAGCTGTTTGAGCCGATAAAAGACAAGATACTCTGCATCCTGCATGGGAACCATGAGAACCGAGTGTACAAGGCTGACGGAATTGACATTACAGAGCTGATAGCTGACCGTTTAGGTATTGCAGACAGGTATTCACCGACAACGGCGTTGCTGTTTATCCGCTTTGGACACGACACCAAGCACAACAGGCGAATATGTTATACGGTGTACACCACTCACGGACACGGCGGCGGACGTAAAGAGGGCGGCAAGATCAATAATCTGGCTGACCTTGCAAGCATTGTAGACGCTGACTGTTATATCTGCGGACACGTACATACCCCGGCATCGTTCAAGAACAGCTACTATCGCACAGACCCGCAGAACAATGGCGTACAGAAAGTAACGAAGCTGTTTGTCAGCACGGCATCGGCGCTTGACTACGGCGGCTACGGTGACGTACAGGGCTATAAACCATCCGCAAACGATTACCCGTACATAACATTTGACGGGTCACGGAAGTTCATGCGGGCATCTGTATAACAAGTAAATATTTTGGTTAACCGCCGAAAGTAATACAAGGCGGCGAGGGTATGGGGAGGGAAAAATAATAGAATGAGTTTGCCAACCGAAGAAGAATTGCGCGATATAGCGAAAGCGCTTGCAAAGATACTGCGTATCCAAGACTGGGACATAACAGTTCATCTTATCAGCGGGTATGAAATGGACAAGCGATATAATGACTGTACATATTGCGGTATGGCAGACCGTAACGTAAGGTTAAATATAGCGGACATTTATCTGAACAGTGACAACTGCGAGGATGAATGGTATGAGGCGCTTGTACACGAAATGATTCACATTCAGCAAACGCCACTGTTACATTGTACAAAAGCATATTTCAAAGAGGGCCGTTCCTATTGGGATGATTTGAACGAACAGCTTACAGAGAAACAGGCTCAGATATTTGCAAGGATATATCCGTTTGAACGTCTCCAAGCAGAACAGGATACACAGCCTTTGAGCTGAACAACAATAGAACTCCAAGAGGGTCAGACCGTTAGTCGGTCTGGCTCTCTTTTTGCGTTTTAGGGGGTATTCAATGCCGGGCAAACAGATGATGGCGGCGGCACGCAAAACCAATCAGGTTGACATCAACCTTGGGCAACTGAACGAGAAGCAGGAACAATTCATGCGCTCCACAAAGCGCTACGCCTGCTACGGCGGCGCGAGGGGCGGTGGCAAGAGCCACGCCCTGCGAATCATGGCGATATACGGTGCAATCAAATATCCCGGCATCAAAATCCTGATGATACGCCGTCAGTACCCCAATTGCAAGGCAACATCATTGAGCCAATGATGAAGTTGGTGCCGAACACGGTAGCGGAATATAACTCACAGCTTCACCAGATGTATTTCATAAACGGTTCAGTTATCAAGTTTGGACACTTCCAGAGTTACGAAGCGGGCGACGCTGAATACAGAGGCCAAGAATTTGACTGGATATTCATTGACGAATGTACGCAGTTTTCGGAAAGCGAATTTCGTTTACTAGGCGGCTGCTTGCGTGGTGTCAATGCGATACCAAAGTATTTTCGGTTGAGTTGCAACCCGGGCGGCATCGGGCATTTTTGGGTCAAGCGTCTGTTCATTGAACGGAAGTTTATAACAGACAGCAAGAACCCGGAAGAAAACGAGAACCCGGACGATTACGAGTTTGTGTTTGCGCGTGTTGAGGACAACACCGCGCTGATGAACTCCCCGGACGGCACGGCATATCTCCAAATGCTTTCGCAGTTACCAGAGAGCATACGCGAGGCGCACAGAAACGGCAATTGGGACGCGCTCGGAGGCAACTACTTCCCGGAGTTTTCAAAAGACCATATTTGTAAACCATTTCCCATTCCTGCGCATTGGAAACGGTATCGGACTTTTGACTACGGCCTTGATATGTTTGCCTGCCTGTGGGTAGCGGTAGATGAAAACGGGCGGTGCTATGTATACCGCGAGTATCAAAAATCGAACCTGATCGTGTCTGATGCGGCGCAAGAAGCAATCAGCAACACGGGAATAGGTGAGCGCATAGCGGTCACGTTTGCCCCGCCTGATATGTGGAACCGCCAGAAAGACAGCGGCAAGAGCATGGCAGAACTGTTCATGGTGAACGGCATCGGAATCATCAAGGCGAACAACAACCGCGTTCAAGGCTGGCTGCAAGTCAAAGAACTTCTGAAACCGCTGGCTGACAAGAAACCAGGGCTGATTGTTTTCAGCGACTGCAAGAAGTTGATTGAGAACATACAGGAAATTCAAGCGGATGAAGTCAACCCAAACGATTGCGCCAAGGAGCCGCACAGTATCACCCATATTTGCATAAGCGGTGACACGCTTATATGCACAACAGACGGGGAG